AGAAGATCCATTAGGTGATGTACCACCTCCACCAGCAGGTGATGTACCTCCTCCACCTCCAGCAGGTGACATGGGTGGTGATGTACCACCTCCACCAGCAGATGATATGGGAACCCCTCCAATGGATGAAGCAGGTATGGGTGGTGATACTGAAGAAATGGATATTACAGATTTAGTTAATATGACTAAGAATATCAAAAACGACCTTGAAAATAATAAACAAGACAATTCTGCGGTTATAAATAAAATGGACGACGTATTCACCAAATTGAATGACTTAGAAAGTAAATTGGCTCAAATGGATCAAGTTATGGCTAAGATTGACCAATTAGGAGCAACAGTTGAGGCTAACAAACCTAAAACTGAAATTGAAAAATTGGAAATGAGATCTTTAGATTCATACCCATTCAATGAAAAACCACAAGAGTTCTTCGCACACAAACAAGGTGAAATGAGAGCTAGTGGTAAAAACGAATATGTATTAACTAAGGATGATGTTGAAAACTACGCTCCTGACGCATTAAGATCATCATTTAACCCAAACGAAGAACAAAAAGATGAATATAGCTTCTAAAATAAAGTTCTTAATGGAACTTCAGGCTCAAGTTAAGATTAACCATTGGCAAACCAAAGGTTACGCAAGACATAAAGCCTTTGACAAGTTATATGAAGGATTAGTTGATTTGACAGACACGTTTGCTGAGGCCGCGATGGGTAAGTACGGTAGATTTAAATTAGAAAATGAAGATAAAACATTAAACGTTGTAAATTTATCTGAATTGGATTTAAAGAACATGTTACAAACATCTAAAGAGGCGTTAATCCAATGGAGTAGTGAGTTTGATTCAACAGATACGGATTTATTGAATATCCGTGATGAGATTTTAGGACTATTAAATAAAATAACATATCTATTAACATTAGAATAAAAATAAAAAAAAATATTTAAGATGCAATCAGGATCAGCAGCAAGAACAGCTTCAAATACAGCAACAGGTTCATTAACATATATCGATGGTTTAATATCAGGAGCAACAGCTCAAGGACAATATCAAATTACTTTAGACCCAAGATACGTGAATGACGCAATAGTAACCACATTAAGAAATTATGGTTATAAAATTCAGACTAAGAACAATTTCATGGGTACCAATAACGATTATGTGATTAGTTGGTAACAAAAAAATACTTTAAAAATAATTCAACCCAGATTTTATAGTCTGGGTTTTTTTATGTATATTATAACATAAATGATTTTATAATTTAAATTTTAATTCTATGAGTACATTTGATGCAGTACTTGCACAGTACGAGAAAAACAAAAACGCCACAGGTGGCAACAACAACAAGATATCCTCAGAGGATAGATTAAAACGTTATTTCACAACCGTATTACAAAAAGGTTCTAAAGGTGAAGAAAGACGTATCCGTATTTTACCTACAAAAGATGGTTCTTCACCATTCGTAGAGGTAAAGTTCCACGAAGTTCAAGTGGACGGAAAATGGGTTAAATTATATGACCCAGCACAAGAAGGAAAACGTTCTCCATTAAATGAGGTTTACGAAGGATTGATGATGAGTGGTGTAGATTCTGACAAAGAATTAGCACGTAACTACCGTTCTCGTAAGTTTTATATCGTTAAAGTGATCGATCGTGATCATGAAGCTGATGGAGTTAAATTTTGGAGATTTAAACATAATCACAAAGGTGATGGTGTTATTGACAAAATCTTCCCAATCTTCCGTAATAAAGGAGATGTTACCAATCCTGAAAATGGTCGTGATTTGATCTTGTCTTTGGCTTTAACAAAAGCGGGAACAGGTAAAGAATACACAGTTATCAATTCAGTATTAAACGACGATCCAAGTCCATTACATACTGACGCAGACGTTGCAAAAACGTGGTTAGATGATGAGTTAACTTGGTCAGATGTTTACTCTAAAAAAGGTGAAGATTATTTGGAAATGGTTGCGAGAGGTGAAGTTCCACGTTGGGATACCGCAAGTAGCAAATGGGTTTCTAATTTAACAACAGAAGAAACTATCGGAGCACCGAAGTCTTCAACTCCTGTTGTTGATCCACAAGATGACGCAGAAGTAGACGGTGACTTACCGTTCTAATTATTAACGGAGGGGTGGAGATAACGTCAGAAACCCCATTTTTAAAACAATATTATGGCAGGTATAAAAAAGACTGATTTTTCAGCAATTAAAAAGAAGTTCTCGAAAGAGGCAGAATATAAACCAGATCGTTTCTTTGATTTGGGAGATGCTTTCTTAGACGCTTGTGGTATTCCAGGTCCTGCAATGGGACACATCAATATGTTGTTAGGACATAGTGATACGGGTAAAACAACAGCACTTGTAAAAGCTGCGGTTGATGCACAAAAGAAAGGAGTCGTTCCTGTGTTTGTTATTACCGAACAAAAATGGAGTTGGGATCATGCGGAGTTAATGGGGTTTAATAAAGATGGAGACTATCTTTTCAATAGTGATTTTGAATATATCGAACAAATTACAGAATATATCAACGAACTATTAGACGCACAAGAGAAAGGAGATTTACCTCACGATTTATTAATCTTATGGGATTCGGTAGGTTCGGTTCCATGTAAGATGACTTACGATGGTAAAGGTGGTAAACAACACAACGCATCGGTATTAGCCGATAAAATTGGAATGGGTATCAACCAACGTATTTCAGGGTCAAGAAGAACAGATAAACCTTATACAAACACATTAATCATTGTTAACCAACCTTGGGTAGAATTACCTGATAATCCTTTCGGACAACCAAAGATTAAAGCAAAAGGTGGAGAAGCAATTTGGTTAAACTCAAGTATCGTATTCTTATTTGGTAATCAAAAAGGAGCGGGAACAACAAAAATCTCAATCACAAAAGATAAGAGAAAAGTAAAAATTGCAACAAGAACGAAAATCTCAATTATGAAAAACCACATCAATGGTTTAGGATATGAGGATGGACGTATCTTGGTTACATCACACGGATTTATGCCAGGTAGAGAAGACACTGAAGAGAAGAAATCTATCGAGGAGTATAAAAAAGAAAGTGGTGATTACATCAGTAAGATGTTAGGTGTTAATGTTACAGACATCGCAGACGTAGAAGTTGTAACAGAAGAAAGTGATCTTTAAATTTAACAAATGTCGGTTTTACTTGTTGATGGAGACAATCTATTAACTATTGGTTATTACGGTGCAAAGAACGTGTTTTATAAAGGAACGCACATCGGTGGTATCTACCACTTTCTAAACACTTTAAGAAGATCTTTTGAACAATACCAATTAGATAAGATTGTTGTCTTTTGGGACGGATTAGAAGGATCTCAATGTAGAAGAAAAATATATTCTCATTACAAGGAAAACAGAAGACAAAGAGTTAGAACAGAAGAAGATTTACAATCTTACTTATATCAGAGAGATAGAATTAAACAATATCTCGAAGAACTATATGTAAGACAAGGGGAATTTGAGTATTGTGAGACTGATGACAACATCGCTTACTATACTCAAAATTCACCCAACGAAAGGAAAATTATTTATTCATCAGACGGGGACTTAACTCAACTCGTTTCACAAAACACACAAGTTTACAATCCATCACATAGGAAATTATATTCACCTAATGATATAATCGTTTACGAACACGAAGAAATTCTCATCGAAAATGTTCGTTTAGTTAAAATGATTTGTGGAGACTCATCAGACAACATTGCAGGAATAAGAGGAATGGGACTCAAAAGATTATTGTCTTTGGTTCCTGAACTAAGAAATCAACCAATTACAGTTGATCAGGTTAGAGATAGATGTAACCAATTATTTGAACAAGACAAACATAATAAGTTAATTGCTAATTTATTGACAGGTGTTACAAAACACGGTGTACTCGGTGAGGAATTCTTCGACGTAAACAATAGGATAGTAAGTTTGGATGAACCGTTTTTAACGGACGACGCAAAAGAAACCATAGATCTATTAATAAA